AAGTGGTTCCACTCTTACATTAGGAGGCCCGGGAACTGCTGTAACTTTAGGATCTGGTGCAACACAAACAGGATTCGGTAGAACAGGAACAGTTGACTGGTGTACAACTGCCAAAACTTCACCTTTTACTGCCGTGTCAGGTGATGGTTTTTTTGTTAATACTTCAGCAGGAACAATAACTGTTACTCTTCCTAGTTCACCTTCAGCAGGAGACATTGTATCTTTTTCTGATTATGCTAATACTTGGCAAAACAATAATTTAACAATATGTAGAAATGGATCAAAACTTAATGGAAAATGTGCTAATGTAAGTTTGAATACAGAAGGTCAATCAGTAACTTTAATTTATGTTGATGGAACAAGGGGTTGGAAAAATACTATGGATTCAACTTCTAATGTTTCAGGAACTCCTAACTTTATTGTTGCATCAGGTGGAACAATAGTGGACTGTGGAAATTTTCGTACACACATATTCACAGGCTCAAGTAATTTTGTTGTTGATACAGCACCAACGCCAGGAAATAACACAGTAGATTATTTTGTAGTTGCAGGTGGAGGTGGTGCAGCAGGTGGATCACAACAAGCTGGAGCAGGAGCAGGTGGTTTTAGAGCATCTAATGATCTTTGTGTACCAGCACCAACGATGTCCCCTTTAGCTAATCCATCAGGTTTACCCGTTTCAGCATCAACTACATACCCAATTACAGTGGGTGGAGGTGGAACCGCTGGTTCTTGTAGTCCAAATGATGGAACAAAAGGATCAGATTCAGTTTTTTCAAGTATTACATCTGCAGGCGGTGGAGCGGGGCACGGCAGTAATAATGCGGCACCAACTTATCCAGCTGGCTCAGGTGGTTCAGGAGCAGGACAAAGAGGTGAAAATCCTAATGGAGCAAGTGTATTTAGTGGAAACACACCACCAGTTTCCCCACCGCAAGGAAATAATGGGGGACAAGGTGGAGTAGGATCTCCTTGTAGAGCTGGAGGTGGTGGAGGTGGAGCAGGAGCAGTAGGGCAAAACGCTTATGCAAATTCTAATGGTGGTGCTGGTGGTATTGGTTCTTTTGTAGCTGACGCTTTCCTTGGTCCAACAGCTCCAAGTTATGGAACTCCAGGTCCAGTAAGTTCAGTAAGATATTTTGCAGGTGGAGGCGGCGGTGGAACAGAGGGAAATCCAAGTATAGGAGCAGGTACTAATGGTGTAGGAGGAGCAGGCGGTGGTGGACAAGGAGGTCCAGGTCCAGCAGCACCTGGAGCTGGTGGAGCAGGAACTACAAACACAGGTGGCGGAGGTGGTGGTTCTTCAAGACAGGGGCCAGGAGCAGGAATAACAGATCCTGGCGGTGCAGGAGGTTCAGGTTTTGTAGCAATAAGATATAAGTTTCAATAAGTAAATTATGAGTACAATTAAAGTAAACACAATAGAAAATAGAACAGGCAGCACACTTACATTAGGTAAGTCAGGCACAACAATACAAATGGCTTGTGGTGCTACTCAAACAGGATTTGGTAGAACAGGAACTGTTAACTGGTGTACAACTGCAAAAACTTCGCCTTTAACAGTTGCTTCAGGCAATGGTTATTTTATAAACACAACTAGTGGTTCAATTACAGTAACACTACCAAGTTCGCCTTCTCAAGGTGATATTGTAGCTTTTAAAGATTATGCAAATACTTGGGACACTAGCCCTGTTACAGTAGGAAGAAACGGTTCAAAAATTAATGGTTTTTGTGCTTGCGCAACTTTGACCACTGAATCTCAATCAGTAACTTTAATTTACGTTGATGGTGTAAAAGGTTGGCAAGATATTCATGATTCAACATCAGATGTAACCGGTAAATCCTACATTGCAGCAACAGGTGGCTCAGTTGTTACCAGTGGTAATTATAAAATTCATACTTTCACATCAAGCGGATGCTTTCAAGTAACAGCAGTTGGTAACCCGGCTGGTTCAGATTTAGTATCTTATGCTGTTGTCGCTGGTGGAGGAGGTGGTGGTAAAGATAGAGCAGGCGGTGGAGGAGCAGGAGGTTTTAGAGAAGGTAAAGCACCAGCTTTTGAAACGTATACAGCTTCACCTTTAGCAGCTCCTGGTTTACCGGTTTCAGTACAAACTTACCCAATTACAGTAGGAGCAGGTGGTGCAGGTGTAACAACCGCTCCAGCAGGTCAACAGGGAGGAAAAGGTAATAATTCAATTTTTTCAACAATAACATCTACAGGTGGAGGTGGAGCAGGTTCAGGTCCAAGTCCATTTTCTAATGGTGAACCTGGAGGATCAGGTGGAGGTGGAGATTCTTATGGAACTCCAGGAGGTTCAGTAGGATCAGGAGGAACGGGAAACACACCACCAGTAAGTCCACCACAAGGTAATGCTGGTGGAGCAGGCAGACCTAATAGTCCAAATACTACAGGTAGAGGTGGTGGAGGTGGTGGTGCAACAGCTGCAGGAGCTGGAGGTCAACCAGCAGGAAATCCAGGAGGAGCAGGAGCAACAACAGAAATTACAGGAAGTCCAGTTGGATATGCAGGTGGTGGTGGTGGCAGCGATTGTGGATCAGGAACACCAACAGGAACACAAGGAGGTGGAGATGGAGGATCAGCATGTGCGGCAGCTCAATCAGGAACAGCCAATACAGGCGGTGGTGGCGGTGGAGGAAATGGTGGAGTTAGTGGTAATTGCAATGGTGGATCTGGAGGTTCAGGAGTGGTAATAATAAGATATAAATTTCAAAATTAATTATGACAAGTACAATTAAAGTAGATAATATTCAAAAAGTTTCAGACGGATCTAACATTATTAAAAAATGTGGATCAACAATTACGATTGGTTCTTCAGGACAAACTGTTGCTGTTGCTTGTGGAGCAACTACATCAGGCATGGGAAGAACAGGTACGGTTGATTGGTGTACGACTGCAAAGACATCACCATTTACTGCAACAAGTGGTTCAGGGTTTTTTGTTAATACAACGGGCGGTGCAGTAACCGTTACACTTCCGAGTTCACCCTCAGCTGGAGATATTGTTGCTGTTTCTGATTATGCAAATACTTGGAATGATGCATGTAAAGCTGTAACTCTTGGTAGAAATGGATCTAAAATAAATGGTTCATGTGATGATGCAACTTTAAATACAGAAGGTATAGCAGCCACTTTAATTTACGTAGATAGTACAAGAGGTTGGAAACAAGTTAATGATGCAACTTTAAATATTTCAGGGGTTTCATTTATAACTGCTAGTGGAGGAACAGTAACCACTGATGGTAATTTTAAAATTCACACTTTTACTAGTAGTGGATGTTTTCAAATAACAGATGCTGGTTCTGGAACGGGATCTCTTATAGACTATATAGTGGTAGGCGGTGGTGCTGGTGGTGGTAGAGGCACAGATAATGGCGGAGGTGGAGGAGCTGCAGGAGGATTTAGATTATCTAATAGTTTAGGTTTAGCCGCTCCAACAATGGATTCCAAAGCAAGTGCAACAGGAATTACAGCCACAGTTGCAACTTTTCCAATTTCAGTTGGTGCAGGAGGAGCTGGAGGAACACCTTCAGGAGGTCGAGGCACTTCAGGATCAAATTCAATTTATACTACAATTACATCTACCGGTGGTGGTGGCGGAGGTGGAGCTTCTCCTACTGGCTCACCTGCATACACAGGTGCAAATGGAGGCTCAGGTGGTGGAGGAGCAGGAGAATCAAGTTCTGCAGGAGGATCAGGAAATACACCTCCAGTTAGTCCTCCTCAAGGTTTTAATGGTGGAGCTGGAAATTCTGCGGCTTGTGTTGATGCCGGCGGCGGCGGTGGTGGCGGTGGAGCTGCAGGTGGTGATGCACCAAATCCAGATTCAACTAGAAGAGCGGGTGATGGTGGTATTGGTGGTTTTGCATCTCCAAGTTTTTTAGTTGCTTGTGCGGGAACTCCAGGACCAAGTGCTACTGTAAGATATTTAGCTGGTGGTGGCGGTGGAGCTAGTGGAAGAACTGGACCAACAGGAGCAGGACCAGGAACATCGGGTTCCGGAGGAGCAGGCGGTGGTGGAGCCGGAGGAACAACTCCAGGAACAAACACAGGGACTGCTGGAACTGCAAATACAGGCGGTGGTGGCGGTGGTGGAACAAATTGTAATGCTGGTGGCGCAGGAGGATCTGGTATAGTACTAATAAGATACAAATTTCAGTAGTTGAATGATAATTAAAAATAATATATAAGGAGAAACATTATGGCACATTATGCAAAACTAGGAGCAAACAATAAAGTTATTAACGTTGAAGTTGTAGCTGATAAAGATTGTTTAAATGCTGATGGTATTGAAGATGAAGAAGTAGGAAGACAGTTTTTGGAAAGAATCCATAGCTGGCCACTTTGGAAAAAAACATCTTATAATACATATGGCGGACAACACAAAGATGGCGGAACACCTTTAAGAGGTAACTACGCAGGAGTAGGTATGACTTATGATGAGGATAATGATATTTTCATTGGTAAGAAACCTCATGCTAGTTGGGTTCTAAATGTGGCAGAAGCAAGATGGCAATCACCAGTTGGTGATGCTCCAGCATTATCTGAAGAAGAGCACCTTACTCATAGATATGAGTGGAATGAATCTACAGGTGCTTGGGATAAAGTCACTTTATAATTCACTTGACATTATTATTGTAGTTAATTACATACTTAGTAGGTATGCAAAAGAAAGTATTATCTGAAATAGATTTATATTATGGTGCAATTGAAATGCCAAAAGGTTTTGAAATAGATCGTAATAAAATTAAAAATGATATTATAAAATCATTTATTACTGATGATAGAATAAATAGTAATTCTAGATTTTATTCTTATTATAATTATAAAGTACCCTATTCACAACCTTTACAATGGATGCAAGACTATATGAGAGATCATTGGAGAGCAGAGTATGGTTTTACATTAGTGCATAAAGGTATGCATGGTAAAGTTTTATCTCCTAAAGAAAAATCAATTTTAACGCACTCTGTAGATCCTGTTGATTTAAGAAACTCACCAGATTATACGTTTATATACGCTGTTGAAGTAGAACCTAATTCTTGTGAATGTATTATTGAATATGATGATAATAGAAGAAAAAATAGAACTTGGCACCTACCTATTAAAAATAATCATTTTATTATGTTTCCTGCCACACAAAGATATATGATTACAGAAAACAAGTCTGATAAAATTAATACAATCGTGGTTATAAATTATGAATTTATCTAATTATTATTGGTATTTTGAAGGCGCTGTTCCGCCTAGAATTTGCGATATGATTGTGCAATATGGTAGAGCAGAAAAGAAAAGAGAAATAATGGCTATTACAGGAGGTTTTGGTAGAGATCGAGACTTAGACAAAAACCCTTTAAATAAAGAAGAAATAAAAAATTTACAAAAGAAAAGAGACTCAAATATTGTTTGGATGAATGATCATTGGATATATAAAGAAATACATCCCTATGTGCATCAAGCAAATAAAAATGCAGGTTGGAATTTTGAATGGGATTGGTCAGAATCTTGTCAGTTCACCATATATAAAAAAGGTCAATACTATGATTGGCATTGTGATAGTTGGGATAAACCTTATGTAGAAGAAGGTCCAACAAAAGGTAAAATTAGAAAATTATCTATAACCGTAACGTTAACAGATCCAAAAGAATACAAAGGTGGAGAGTTAGAGTTTGATCTAAGGAATGAAGATCCTGATAAAAAACCTAACATTAGAACTTGTACTGAAATATTACCAAAAGGCTCTTTGGTTGTATTTCCTTCATTTGTATGGCATAGAGTCAAACCAGTAACCAAAGGAGAAAGGAACAGCCTAGTAATATGGAATCTAGGTTATCCATTTAAATAACATGAATAATATAAAGCAAGGCGGTAGTAGTAAACCAAAAGGGCACGTAGATTTTAGTTCGCATTTTTATTTTCAAACACCGATTTGGGTTGCGGAGGCACCCATGTTTTTAAAAAATGCAATTAAAGTAACAGATAAATATATTAAGAAAGCTCAAAAAGATTTAAAAGATAAACTTAAAGATGAACCTAAATGGAGAAAAGATATAGGTACATTTGGTTTGTCTTATCATAGTCAAAGCATGTCTAACGATCCTAAATTAAAAGACTTAGTTCAATTTGTAGGACAACGGTCTTACGAATTTTTAGATTGGTCAGGTTTTAGTTTACAAAATCATAGTTTACATTTTACAGAATTTTGGGTTCAAGAGTTTAGTGAAAAAGGTGGTGGACATCATTCTACTCACGCACATTGGAATCAACATGTGTCTGGATTTTATTTTTTAAAGTGCAGTGAAAAAACATCTTATCCAATATTTCATGATCCAAGACCTGGTTCAATAATGACAAAGTTACCATTAAAAGACGATAAACAAATATCAATGGGTTCAAGTATGGTTAATTATAAACCTAAACCAGGAACAATGATTATCTTTCCAGGTTATGTACCTCATGAATATGCGGTAGATGCAGCTTTAGAACCTTTTAGATTTATACATTGGAATGCAAAAGTAGTGGAAACAGCGATATCAAAAGAAAGGAGTATGAAAAATGAGCTTCAAAAAAAATAAATATTGTGTCATCAAAGAGGCTGTACCAAAAGATATAGCTACATTTGTCTACAATTATTTTTTACTAAAAAGACAAGTGGCTAGAACTTTATTTGATAATAGATATATATCTCATTTTACAGAAGAGTGGGGAACGTGGGCAGATGAACAAGTTCCAAATACATATTCTCACTATGCAGACGTAGCTATGGAAACTTTGCTTATGAGGACTTTACCTACAATGGAGAAGAAAACAGGTTTAAAATTAAATCCAACCTATTCTTACGCAAGAATATATAAAGCAGGTGATGTTTTACATAGACACAAAGATAGATTTAGTTGTGAAATATCTACAACATTAAATCTAGGAGGTGATCCTTGGCCAATACATTTAGAGCCAAAAAAGAATGTGGGTATACCTGATGGCAAAAAATACACTGCTGTTAGCAACAACAAAGGTATTATAGTAAATTTAAAACCTGGTGATATGCTTGTTTATAGAGGCATGGAATTAGAACATTGGAGAGAAGAGTTTCAAGGTGATAATTGTGCCCAAGTATTTCTACACTATAACGACCAAAAATCTAAAGATGCGGACAAAAATGTAAATGATAGAAGACCGCATTTAGGACTTCCAGCCTGGTTTAAAAGGTGATATAATTCTTAGATGGAGGCAGTACACCACCACATACCTACTGCCTCCTTTTAAGGATTTATATGAGTTTAGGATTTGACGCAATAGCAGCATTACCATTCGCTACATCAGGACCTGATAATAGCGTTAATGTATCTGTATCTAAAAATGCACTAACAATTACAATTGGTAGTGTAGGTATTATAGCAGACGCTGTTACGGAGATACCAACTCCTAATCCATTAACTTTAGGTCTTGGTACTTTAAGTATTACTGGTCAAGCAAATGTAAGTGTTACAGCTAACCCATTAACATTAGGTGTTGGCACTGTTACAGTCACAGCAGACGCTACAGCTTCTCCTACAGCAAATCCATTGACGTTAGCCACTGGAAATGTTACAATTACAGGTACGGCACTTGTAAGTC